CGCAGCCCTGCTCCCAGAGGATTCCCCAAGCCTTTATCGTGCAGGTTTCGCGCAGCAGCTGACGCTGGTGCTCGAACGGATCGGTCTTGTATGGGAAGGCGTAACCAGACTCAGACAATTTATTTCTCCATTTCTATTCTGGCATCGGGAGGGACAACTGGCAAGTCAACCCTCCCGATACACAGCCGCCACCCGATCGCTCGGAGGCTCTCAACAATCTTTTTCGCGGAAGCCTTTCGGCTGCACCCATCATGGAAAAAAGTTTCATGGAAGTAAATAAATCTTTTGCTTCGCTTGACATGAACGACTTGCCCATACTTATGACTTCCAAGTTGAGCGTACGAAAAGTCCGGTGCTGCAGCAGCAAACTTGACATGAATAACCCCCTTAATAATAAATAGGGGTTATAAATATAGTTCATTTGGCTCCGAACCCTAGCGACTCCTCGAGGAGTAGTTCATGACGAGGGAGTTGAGCTACCCTTTGTTTTTACAGGAGGAACAGCCTCCTTGGGCTTCGGAGGAGTTGAGGGAAGTTGAGCGGACGGATTGACAACTGCGATGCACTTGTCCAGAGCGTGATCCTGTGCCTTTACGAACAGGCCGACCGACTTGTCCGTATACGGAGGCTTCGGCTTCGCTGGCTTTTTGCAATTCTCGTATTTGTCCTGTATGACGACTGGACGATCAGCGCATGCCGTCAAGAACAGCGGAAGTGAAAGGACCAACGCCATAACCACTGTCTGGCTTTTGAAGAAGTTCCTGAAGCTGCGCATTGTACTGCTCCTCAAGTTGTTTGATCTTTTTCTGTGACTCTTCTTCCGCTGCCTGAGCAGCCAGCTTGTAAGAGTCGTGAACTTCCTGACGGATCGCCGGATCATGGAAGAAGTTGAGCCAGATGAAGAAGGCTCCAACCACCAAAAGCCCAGGAAGTAGCTTCCATAGAATTGCTGGCATCGGTTCCTCCTTACAGGTTGACGGTCTTCAGCCAAGTCTGGACGTTGAACGACGGACACGCCTTCGGCGCGAACTCGTTGTGGCCATGGATCGTGATGTTCGGGTAATCTGCCTTGATGAAGCGGCAGAGACGTTCGAGGCTCGTCCATTGTGCCTTGGTGAAGTTGGCTTCCGGTTGGCCGTTGTCGTTGATCCCGCCGACCATGCAGACGCCGAGGCTGTGTGCATTGTAGCCGACCGTGTGTGCGCCGACTTCTTCGAAGACGTCTCCGTCTCCATCGGTATCGCGGCCGAGATGGACAAAGCCATCGCGAGTGATGACGAAGTGATACCCGATGTCTTTCCATCCGCGACCATGTGGTTCCGGATCAGTGTGCCATTTACGAATGGTGGCGACATCCACATTCTGATCGGCTTTGGTAGCCGAGCAGTGGACCATCAGCATATTAACCTTGCGGCTGCTTTTTGGCAAGGCCAGAACCTTTGACAAGGGATCTTGCATTGTTGAATGTCTCCTCGAGTTTGTTGAGAGATTCGTTGTGTGCTTCTACCAGTGTGTCGAGTTTTTTCTGACAGGGGTAGAACAGTCGTTCAATCTTTTTCGCGAAGCTCATTGACGACCTCCTGAAATTTTGCGACCGCCTCCAGAACCTTGGCAGTCATGTTCGGGACCAGCTGAAGAAGCTGGTCGACCAGAGAATTGTTGCGGCGGAATTGTAGGTAGTTGAAAAACAATGACAGTCCCAGCCCGAGGACGAGGACAGAGATAGAGAAGGATTGACCAAAGAATTGGTCAATGACCTTCACACCACTGTCAACGATCGGAGCTGGGACTGGATTCATTGTTACCTCGTCAGGTCTTCTTGACCGTGATGTTCAGTGCCATCCAGTGCAAGAGTTTCCCGAGGAAACTGGTTGCCGGAACCATGTTCGCGAGGAACGAAGCCACCGCGACCAGTCCGGCCACGACCATGCCGACCATTGCCGGCAACGGCACTGCGCCTCCGACGCAGACTTGCTGCAGCGCAGCATCGGCGAGCGTAGGAGCCGGAGCGGCAGCGGTAGCAGCTGCTGCGGCGACTTCCTGTGCGAGAGCGAGAGGGACGTTGAAGAGTGAGAAGACGACCGCGACGCACAAGGCGACAGCGACCATCAGGATCGAGTATCGTTTCATTTGAGATCTCCTTATAATGAGTGAACGTTCACTTAGATACCATTATAGGTGTGATTTCTATTATCCGAAAGAGAAAAGATAGATACAGTATCCTGCGCAAGCACCAGACGCGAGTTCTTTAACTGAACCACCGACGTAGCGATACTTCTCGGGTAGAATGTGCTGTACGATCGCACCGAGGGTATATCCCATCGGCCAGAAAAGCCCAAGGAGGATTCCGTACGGGAAGAGGGGAACTCCGATCAGGAACCCTTTTACTGCGAAGAAGATCCAGCTATAGACGAAGCCACCGAGTTTGGCTCCGATCTTGTTACAGATCCAGTCGACGACTGGGGAAAGGGTCTGCGTCCGGCCGGACTTGGCGATAGACGGATCCATTCCCATCGTGAGAGCGGTGCCGTGGCCTGTCTCCATCCATGCGTAGCTCCAGACGAAGGAAAGGAAGCCGAGCCAGATAAAGCTTGGACCGTAGTTGTACCAGACGGCAAGGCCGATGCACAGTCCGAAGAGTGCCTCAGGAATGAACGACAATTTGTCTGGAATCTTGAATGGGTTCCATCCTCCCGACATTCTCGCGAGGCAAGCCATAACGAAAATGCATGGGAGGAGTTTTTCCATTATTCTTTGTCAGCTTCTTCTGCGGCGAGGATTTCAGAAAGTTCCTGACGGAGCGGAGCAGCTTCATCACGAATCTTCTGCATGGAAGTTTTGTCATCGTCAAGGATGAAATCTTCCATGGCACGACCGCGACGAACGTCCAGAACGCTCAACTGACGCTGCAGTTCTCCTTTGCGATTCTGGCGAGCGATGATAGGGCAAGGTTCAAGTTCTTTATTCTTGTTGACACGCATGCCTCGCGGATCAACACTGGTCTCAACTTCCAGAATCGCGATAGGAAGATCCTTTGCGATTTCTGGTTTGTTGTCACCATCAACCCATCCTTGGATTGCTCCGGTCTTCTTTTTGTATTGAATAAATCGTTTCATTTTATGCTCCTCGTAAGACGATAACTTCCCATGATGGTGCCTGAGTCGGTGTACCACTATCTGCACCATGTTCAACACGAACTGCTATTGCACTCTGGATCTTGACAGATACTTCGTTCATAGAAGCAGCAGCTCCGGATCCAGCAGTAGCGTACTGACCAATATAGCTTATATATGCTCGAGCGGTCGAAGTTAAGGAAGTAATTGTAATGTCAGTGCTGGTGGATCCATCCGTAACTGGGGTCGTGTTACCTCTCTGGACAGACTGACTTACATCTGAAGATTTATACTCATATACAGTCCCATTGATATTGATCTGACCACTGCCACTAGTATCTCGCTGATAGGATACTGTCGTAGCACCAGCCAGCCAAGCCTGAGCAAGATAGGCACTGTTCATGGAAGACGAGTAAAGGCCAGTTTGACCAGCATATGCAATCATAGAATTTCCAGTGGTTACACTGGAAATTGTAATGTTGGAGGTATCGTTTGTTGTTTCGTTGAAGGCGAAGGCTTGTGTTGAGGACTGAAGCACGCCAGATGCATACTCAACAACACAGAGACTTGTAACACAGGTAGAAGACGTGCTACCGTTACGGTTTACTGTTACCTGAGTTGTGGACGAAATTGTTGCATACGTCCACGAGAGTCCGCGCAACACGCCTGTGTTGTTACTGTAACTTCCAAGCCAATGAAGAACGGAGCGAGAAGTTGTTACCGCACTGATGGATCCAGTGTTGGAAGTGTTTGTGGTCGTGATGGAGACAGAAACGTACTGAACTGTCACGATATTCGGATAGTACTCTACCACTGTGAAGCGTACTTCAACAGTCAGAGTTGCTGAGCCAGTATTTCTGTTAGCAGTTACCGTCGTGCTGTTCGTCAGAGTGACGGTCGCCATATCAGTGGTGGCGTCTTCGGTTCCGGTATTCGAAGCAATAAGCCCGTTAAAGACAATCTTCGTGTTACCAGTAACGACAGAAGTGATCGTCAGGGTATTGGAAGTAGCACTCGTCCCGATGGTAATGGAACCTTGCTGGATATTCTTGACGAAGCCAGCATTGGAGATGATGACCGGAACCATACCAGGAAGCATCGCTTCCCAAGGCTTCCCGATCTGATCACCAACATCCAGATCCGCGAGACGTTCGACAATCGACCGCTCTTTGGGTGCATGATTCCAAGTCGGAACCTGAGGCTCCGAGAAGGCAAGAATCTTCGCGAGGGCAAGAGCAGTAAACAACATGCCTTAGATACCTTTGATCAGACCCGTAATGACAGGCGTAGAACCTTCGATGCTGTAGTAAAGAACGTCTTTTGCCGAGCCTGTCGTCGAAAGGACGATACCGGAAGTATTTTTCCAGTTCGCGCCGAATGTCAGAACTGCGCTGCCGCCTCCTGGTTGTGTGATGACAATGGAACCTCTCTGTCCGTCTTTCACGTTTGAAGGGTTTCCAAGGATACGAGAGGTCGTCAGAGTCAGGGTGAAGTTGAGACCCGTCGACAAGTCCAGAGCCACAGTCGCGGCATCGGTCAGTGCGACGCCAGCAGCGGCCGACCAGACCTTGTCAGTAACGAGGATTTTATCGGCAGTGTTTGCACGATATTGTGCAGCAGTGCCGAGGTCAATCGCGACGATGTTGGAGGCGAGGCGACCGAGTACTTGTTGAGTGCCGAGTGCAACAGCAGTCGGGACCGCTGAACCAGCAGTAGCGTTTGCGAGAACCGTGTTGGCTGCTTGCGTTGCCAGCTTGGCGAGCGTAACGTTGTTATCGGCGATCTTCGCGGTCGTGACGGCACCATCCGCGATACCGGTAGACTGGACGACATCCAGCCATGCTCCGGAAGACAATTCACCGATAAGAGCGTGCGTCTCGTACTGAGTGGAAAGCGTGATGGAGTTCGCGCCGTTGATTGTGTTCGTGCCGCCACGATTGATCGTGACGTTGTTCGCCGAAGAGTTGACTTTGACGAAAGCAAATTTGACGTTTTGGTTGTACGTCGAAAGAGCAGAAAGGTTGATGACAACTGCACCAGAAGTTGTATCAATCCGGTATAGAGTACCTTCGTCCGCAATCAAGGGAACGTACGGCGAGTTTGCCGAAGTCAGGTCGATGATGCGCTCGTACAGACCGGAGGCGAGAGCAGCCGACGCAGCTGCGGCCGAAGTCGCGGCCTGTTGAGCGTGATACTTCGCCGAGTAGTCAGTATTGTCGACCGTACCACCAGTATAAGTTGCCCAATCTTTCGATGAACCACCACCAGCCAGACCACGAGTCTGCGTGCCTTGTGCATGTTCTTTCGCAGAATAGTTGGTACCATCAACGGTACCAGTTGTTTCAATTGCCCATTCTTTCGAGGCACCTTTTCCGGCCGTATCAGAAACGCCAGTACCACCGATCGCATATGCCTTGGAGGAATATTCCCCACCAGAAACAGCACCGTCGGTCTTCGTTGCCCAATCTTCTGCGAGCGCAAGCCAGCCTTCACCCGTCGTTTCAATTTCTTCTTGGATCTTGGCGAGCGTCTTCAGGGTCTGACCGAGACGGGTTGTTACCTCGCCTGTGCCGTTGATATTGGCTGCGCCGTTGACGACATCTTCGAGGGTTTCGACGTCGGCTGCTGCGTTCTCAAGCTGTGTTTGTGTGACAATAGCCATAGGGAACCTCTCTTACAAGAAAGTATATCATGTGCGCGATGCGCGGTAAATCTCTTTTATCTCATTGGGAGAAAGAACGCGATTATAGACTCGTAGATCTTGAGCACGACCGATAAGCCCAGAGCCGCCGTTGTACCCGAACGCCAGCGCGTCACCGATCGTCCTCTGGGCGAGAGAAGTATTCTCGGCTACGGGTTCTCCGTCAATGTAAAGGGTCATTGTAGTCGTATCGGGATCGTACGAGACTGCCGCATGGTGCCATTCTGCATAGGCTGGCCATGCAAAGCTGACGCCTGTTGCAGAAGATCCATGCCATGCGAACAGGTTGCCGGTAGAACTGATGCCGAAGGCTTCTCGCCCAGTGGCTGCACCTGCGAGAATGTATCCATTGGTTCCGGACGCATCTTTCTTTACCCAGCAGGTATAGGTGTATGCCTCCGGCGGATCGAAATCAGCAGGGAGCGTGACATAGTCGGTCGCGGCATCACCATCGTGCGCGTTGCCTCGTGTTCCATCCACCTCAACAGCAGCACCTCCGGCAGCGGTTCCGACATACTGGTAGACCGATGCTCCTTCATAGTTGGCTTCGAAGAAGGGGAACCAGAGCACAAGGTTATCCTGCTGATAGTATAGAGGCGAATAGTTCTTGGCAGTGATCTGATACTTGTAAGAATCCTGCGCATCTTTTTCTGAGACCAGGAAGGCAGTCGGAAGTGCCTGATTATTTCCGACGATCATGTACGTCGTACGTGCGTACATATTGTCTTCGATCACAAGGTCAAGGGAAGGCGCGACCGCGAGAACGACTTCATTCGCTTCGTCTCCTGCCGTGATTTCAATGCTTTCAGTTGTACCATCATAAAGCTGAAGGAAGATTGTATAATCGACACCATCTTCCAGTTCAACATCCTGCGACAATGTCAAGGTCAGACCAGTCTGTCCGATGACTTCTCCATCCTGACTTTGTTGGCGAGTATTGTCAGCGACGAGGATGCGTTCATTGATCGTCGTGATCGCTGCCTCAGTCGTTGCAATGAATTGTGTTGCAATATTCTGGTATTGAATCTTGTTCCATGCACGCCATGCATGCCAGAAGGCTTGCTCGTGAGAGCGGATACCTGCTGTTTCCAGCTTGATGGGGTTCACAGCCGAGCGGTCGGTTGGAATGTAGTATGTTGTCTGTTCATCGTCATCTGGATTGACGTAGTCAAGCTGCACGCCATCGTTATCGTTTGTGGTTCCGAAGCTGATTGTGCGCGTCTCAGAGTTTGGAAGCTTGTTCCGATGATTGAAGATGAGCGTACTATCTTCGGTCGCTTTCTCGAAGGAGAGTTTGATTTGATTGCCCTGACGATATGCCGTGCAGAAGATGACCTGTGCAACGGTTGACACCATCTCTTCGAACGACATATTGTCATCGTCAAAGGTATAGTTGAAAGTTCCGGCCGTATCATTGCCGAAATAATCCTTGACTTCTTGCACGGTATCATAGATGGAGTCAAAATCAATCTCAGCATTTGAGAGACCGCCCAAGGTAGGATCCTTACAGATAAAGGCGATGATCTCGTCAGCAGAGTTCGTTTCTGTCAGGTCTGTGTCAAAGGTAGAACCAGAAATACGCAGCGGAAGCTTACGCGTAACCTTCATGTTGAGCTGCCGCTCCTTGATGGAGAGTGCACCAGCTGTAGCGAAGGTCTGTGCGTAAACGGTCGTGACGTCGCCGAAGTCTTCCTCGTCGACAGGTGTCATCGCGTAGAAGCCTTCCCACTTGATTTCATCGACGACTGTGCCGCGATAAGTCAGATCCGTATCAGTGATACGACGAGCACGTGCGGAGCAACGTCCTGTGAAGGTTGGGTTGGCGTTGACGGATACCGCCACCATGTCCTTGAGCGTTGCGGAACCTTCCAGAGTACCAGTAAAGGTTTCTGCGGAACCTGTTGGATCACCATTGGCGTCGACCGGAGTGAGCTCCAGTTCAACCTCGACTTCCATCTTCAATTGGCGAGCACCGTTATCCTTGTAGAGACCATTCAGTGAGACGAAGTTCGCGAGGAATTGTTCAGCATCAGTTACGTTCGCAATGAACGGACCGACCCACTTGTCACCAGTCGTTGCTAACGTCGGCGCGAAGAAGCTGGTCTGCGACCCAGGAAGACCCATGAGGTTCGCACCCCAGTTCGCGTTCACGGAAGATGGAGAACTGAGGGTGATCTCCAGAGAATCTACCGAGAGGATTGTATACGTGCCGTTAAAGTTGTAACCGTTAGTCGATCCATTGGTGATCGTGAGGGAATCTCCTGCGGCGAAGTAGTCCTCAAAATCAATGTTCGAGCCAGAATCAATCTGGATCAGATCCGGATAGACCAGCTTGATATCTGGTGAAGCAGTATCGCCTTTAATACTGTTCGCGTTTGGCGCACGAAGGGTCTGTCCGTTGACGGATGAGACCTGAGTTGCCTTGAAGAGAGGCTCTGTGATATCATCGCCGATCAATAACTGCGGCGAATCACCACTGTTCGGGGAAGTGTAAGGTGCCCAGATTTCGACGCTGGAAGAAGCGATCGCCGAGATCAAGGTTGTGTTTTCGCGAACGTCTTCAACTTCATATGTGCCGCGACCGATGCACATATAAGAAATCTCAACCTGCTTATTGTTGATATACTTCTTGTAAGGAAGTGAGATCAGATCCGGAATAGAGCGCACTGTGCCGAAGATGTCGGGAATGCGAAGATTTGTACGTGCTTGGTTCGTACGATCCGTCAGTCGATTGTTTGAAGACGAGGTCTGACGGTTCTTACCGGCCGAGGGAGGCGACGGAGAGAACAGCAAGCTGGCAATGTATGACAGAGCGAAGGAAACAACAGCATAGATAACTGCCGTTACTGCCGGATACACGACGACATAGAACGGTCCTTCCAGTTCCCCAAGACGCTTGATGTCGTCCATATTTGCAGGAGTAACGTCGTTCGCCTTCGAGACATTCTTATGATAGATGCGTGCGGTCTCCGGCCAAGTCGGGAACCTCGTCATCATGAAGTCGCGAACGTCAATACATTCCTCGGTCGTCCACTTGTTTAGATCAAGGGGATCCTCGGCGATATAGACAGTCTTGAACTTTACGAGGTCTTGCATCTATAGAACCTAATTTCTTTGAACACCAATCCAACCAGAGCGAGCTGCTCATATCTACCATAACTCTTTTCTGGAAGATGTAAAACCTTTCCACGAACATAGATCCCGACATGCGGCAACATCTTGTCTCGCAGGAATAGAACGATGCAGGGATCCTCAGCTTTTTCCAGCCGAACGAACTCCCTCTCCTCTTGGGCAAACTTCTCGATCATGTCTTTCCGAGATCCTGAAGGAGGCGTCCGATGTCCGATGTCTTCACCCTTCAGATCCAGCCAGACCTCACGAATGAAATCCCAGCAGTTGTAATCTCGCATATGATGCTTCTTGGACAGGTACTTGTCAACCGATACCATCATGAGATCAGACCTTTCAGCATCGGGAAGCGATCGATCTTATAAAGTTCGCCTGTGCGATTGACGTTGAGCGAGGGAGCCTTCGCCTCGAAAGAGCAGCCCTGTTTCGTAAAGGAAAATGTCCCGATCTCCAGAACGATCGGACCAAGGAGAGGTTCTGTAAGATCGTCAGATCGATAGGCACGATACTTGACAATAGGCTTTTCAAGGAATCCCATGTCTGATGCTACGGCATCAATTTCGGTTGGAATGATTTCACCAAGATCGCCGAAGGTCACAGAGATGCTCTGATCGAGATCGTCCTTAGAGCCCAGAGGGGTGATCTTCATGGGGTAGTATTCGAAATCTACTTCGTCCGAAGTTTCCAGCGTCGCGGTCAGACCCTGAGTTGCGTTACGCACGACATAGTAGGTCTGGGTAAATGCTGAATGGGAAATCTCCAGCGTCTCAAGGCGCACGATGCTCGTGCTCGAGTTCAGGAAGTACTCAGCATAATCCTGAAGATCAGCCACCGAACACCTCGGTTCCTGGCATTACGACCGTCACAAGGTTCGCGAGCAGGTTGAAGTACTCTTCGCCTTCCTCGGCCGCATCGTCCCCGAATTCTTCGTAGAGCATGATGATCGCATCGTAGTAACCAGCCGGATAGATAATTGGTCGGACTTCAAGTTGTGCACTCATGCGGTAAGAGTATCCGGCAGTACGTGAGAGTTTCACAGACCCAGGAACGAATTTCACTTCGTGTTCGGTTAGACCATAGGCTTCATCAAGAAGCAGGTCGAGGAGGAACCAATTCGCACCCTTGTTTCCATGCTCCGAAGACTTATACCATGCGCGCCAGTACTCGTACGCAGCCGGACCGAGCAGCCAGCTTGCATCGACGATGGAAGAAGAGTTGAGAATGTCAATTCTCGAGCGGGACTCACCACCCTCGAGCTGCACCGTGATAGTTTCCTGACCGTCTGTAACGCTGTAGTTCGCTTGTTCCGGCGGATATATGAACTTGGGAAGAGTCATTACTGCCTCCGACGGTTCGCACTGGTGAATTTACCCATCGCCTTGGAAGTCTTACCGTTCGGGTTGGCGATATCACCTGCCACCATCTGCGGACCTTCCGTGTTCAGAATGCGACGAGCGATGATCTCGACGCGACCTTCGTCAAGTTGATTGACCTCATATTGTGCACCATCGATCTCGTTCCGGACGCTGACTTCCAGACGCGAGGTTCCTGCACCAGCATTCCCCCAGCTTGCACCAGAGTTCATAGCTTGGAGCAGCGGCAGGTTGCGGCGAGTAGCATCGGCGTTCATGACGTATTCCTGACCGTGCACGACGCCAGCGACCCGATTGCGGCCGACGTTACCTGTGTAACCACCGGAGGCG